ATGGAAATAGTAAGCATCGAGAGAAAGACCTTCGAGGAGATGAAGGAACGGTTCGGCAGCTTCTCGCAGCACGTGAGGGAGCTTTGCGCCCGCTACCGCCCGCCCGAAAAGATGAACTGGATGGACGGGGCGGACGTGTGCGAGAAACTGGGCATCAGCAAGCGGACATTGCAGACCTACCGTGACCGGGGGCTGCTGCCGTACAGCCAGATCAACCACAAGATTTACTACCGGACGGAGGACGTGGAGGCGTTCGTGGAAGCCATGAGCCGGGAAATGACGGAGGACGAGTGAGATGGAAGTGATCACAAGGGACACGGAGGAGGTACGGGCGTACTTCGAGGCGTTGGAAGAGGGCATGAGGTACCTCGACACGGTAACGGCGCACTTCCGCCCGGCGATGAACGGCGAGGTCTATCTCACGGGCGAGGACGTGTGCAGGCTGCTGCACATCACGCCGAGGACGTTGCAGGACTACCGCACGCAACGGCTGATCCCGTACATATCGCTGCCGGGCAAGACGCTCTACCGCCAGTCGGATCTGCTGCGTATGCTGGAGGAGAACTACGTGGACATGCGCCCAAAGCGCAAACGGGGGAAAAGTCCAACATAAACGCACGGGGGTGTGCATCGGGAAATGCAGCGAAAGCAGGGACACCGCATCGGAAGTTCCTGCCTTTGCCGCATTCTGCACCGGGGGAAGGCGTCAAGCCGTTTCCCGGAGGGAGCGGCGCACCCGCTTTCCGTCCTGTCTCCTGTCCTTCTTCTCCAGCACGCTCCGCTGCATGGCGGCGAGGTTGCCGGAGATCGCCCGGAAATCGGAGCTTACCATCCTGTTGGTCACCTCGGCGTAGATCTGGGTCGTGGAAATGTGCTTGTGCCCGAGTATCTTGGAGAGCGCCTCGATGGTGCCGCCGTTGCAGAGATAGACGGTCGTGGCGAAGGTGTGGCGGCTTAGGTGGAAGCCGATCTCCTTGTGGATGCCGCAGGCTTTGGCTATCTGTTTGAGATGCCTGTTGCACACGCTGTTGCTGGGCATGGGAAAGACAAGGTCGCCTCCGGCAAGCCCTCTGTAACGTTCTATCAGCTCCTTGGCAATCTCCATGAGGGGGACGTTGCTCGACACACGGGTCTTGGTGCGCCGGGTGATGATCCATTCCTCGCCGTCGAAGTCCATGCGCTGTATCTTGTCATGGGTGAGCGTCTTTATGTCAATGTAGCTAAGCCCGGTGAAACACCCGAAGAGGAACATGTCCCGCACGAGGCTGGTCTGTTTCTTGACGAACACGGCGTTAGCCAAGGTGCGCAGCTCCTCTTCCGTGAGATAGCCCCGGTCGGTCTCCTGCATCTCAAGGCTGTACTCGCCGAAGGGGTCGGTGCGGACGATGCCCCGCCGCCACGCCTTGTCGGTCAGGCTGAGCAGGGGCATGGTGTATATCCAGAGGGTGTTGGCGCTCAATCCCTTCTCCACCCGCAGGTACTTGTCGAAATCGGCGATGATCTCCTTGGTCAGCTCCTTGTAAGCCATGTCGGTGCGCTTCTTCTTCTCCCAAAGGAAGGTCTTGAAATGGTTGTAAACAGCCAGATACTTGTTGTAGGTGGACTTGGCTCGCTGCCCTTTCTCCACCATCGCCCCGAACTCCCGATTCATGTTCCCGAAGTCTTTGAGGATGCAGTTCTCCATCACGCCGACACCGAGGAAGGCGTTGCGCAGCTTCTCGGCTGTGACGAAATCCTCTTCCCGGAGGATGCGGTGGTAGTGGTTGGTGAGCCGGGCGGAGACCTCCTTCAGTTGCCCGTTTATCTCGTTTGCCTCTGCGGACTTGCCTTTCGCCTTGCCGTTCTCCCAAAGGTCGGGAGTGACGAACAGCTTGGTTCCCACTGCCTTGTCATCTCCGTCAACGGAGATTTTCACCATGATGGGGGCTTTCCCGTCCCGGTTTCTCACTGCGGATCTCTTGATGTAGAACGAGGTCGCAAACGTACTTCTCTTTGTTTCCATAACTCTAAAATTTTCGTTTCTAAAGGTAGTTACTTATTTCTTACCAAGAGCTATGCAAAACAAGGCAAAGCGATGAAACAGAACTTGTTATGCCGTATATATCCCGTTTCGGAACCGGTAGCTGTTTAGTAGCCGAACTTTGTCCGAAAGGGGTGTTTTCAGGCTTTTTATGCCGAAGTCCGTTTCCACCCGCTCTGCATACAAGATGCTGACCTGCATTTATTTATGTAGAACTTTGCTTTTCTTTGCGCCTTATGCCGATTTTTATATAAAAAGAAAGCGTGACTACCTAAGTACTCACGCTGAATATTTATTTCTGTTGTTCTATAAAGAATTTTATTTTAGATAGCATCTGGTCAAACGATTCTGTATTTGACATAGCAGGGAAATCTTCTCGTCCCTTATCAAATGCCCATAATTTAAAAAACTGGACTAATACTCCAGAATAGTTACTACAATCATTTTTTACATAATCGAAAATTTCAAATATTCTTTGGTCCTCATCTGGATGTTGATCATCTCCTTTCAAATCATCTGAAAAAAACAATAAAGAGGATAATGCGGAAAGAATACCTAAAGAAGCTGTAATTTTTTCTTCTTTGGGAACATCAAAATATATATCCCAAAAGGCTAAATTATCAGCATCAGATTCATCTTTTTTATTTGGAAGATAATGCTTAAAACGGAAATGAGCCAACTCATGTAAAAGGATAAAAACTATTCCATAAGAAAAAACTGAATTAGTTTTAACACTATAAGTGCCACCCATATCAATTTTATTAAGTTGCTTCAAATCATCGTCAGACACTTTATTTTGTCTTAGATGAGAAGCTATTGTAAATTCATCAAATGTTTCTTTTAGGACTTTTTCTAATGAATTTATTTCTCGCAATGTAACATACTCTTCACTTGTTTTGTTATAATCATTTAGTTCGTTTATTACTGCATTGGCTAAATCAGGTTCTAGCTTCTCTAATTCAAGTTTAAATACGATTGCATCATAGGTCTTAATGGCTATATCACATATAATCCATAAAAATTGGCAATATGCAGAAGATAAATGAACCCTATTTAAACAGTCTAAATGGGCAATATCTGTAATCATTCCATCACAATCCTCCCATTGAATTTCATTATGTAATCCCTCTTGTATTTGCTCTGAAATCTGGGCAGATTTAATTTGAGACAATAATTTACTAATATTATCATTTAGTTTATGTACCGGAAACTTTAATTTTTCCATAATTACAACAAATTTATAGCTGCCAGTTCCTCTGTCAGCGCGTTAATACCTTTCTGAATCTTCTCTAATTGTTGTTTGCGTGGTTTGTGTACTCCAGCCGCATAATGCCACAACTGACGTTCATTAATTCCGGTTATCCGGCTCAAAGCAGCTTTAGTAAAGATACTGCTGTAATAGTTGATGAAAGTGGCAGCATCTATCTTGAACTTCAAGGTGAACTCTCCCTGTAAAACTTCCACTGGAGCGATGTTCATCTCCTTGCATGAATCCAAGTATAGTTCAACAGCTTCCTTCATGTTCTTCTCGATTTCCTTCACATCGTTGCCAACCGTTATCACCGGAGCACCTTCAATGTAAGCACTAAGATTATTTCCAGCATGTTCTACAATCACTTCTACGGTTTTCATACTGACCTCCTTTTTATCGTTAAACAAAAGAGGCGGGGGCTATTTTAGCCCCGCTTGCCTCAGAATGTTGTAATAAGTGCCTTTCTCAACGCCTTTCTTGCCGTGGTCGGGGACAATCACTACATGGCTACCATCAGTGTAAACCATGTGACTGCCTTTCTGCCTCACGAACCAAAAGCCATTTTCAGTAAGCAGCGTTACAACGTCTTTAACTGATTTGTAGCTCATAGCGTTTAAGACTTAATTACGATGCAAATATAGTAAAATAACGAATAATTACAAAGGAGTATTCATGTTTTTACTATGATAAAGAAAATAGCGATACCTCGAAAGATACCGCTATTCAAATAGTCAATGTTTTAGATTTATATCATTCTGTTTTGTATTATCCCCGTAAATATTCTGACTGAATTGTTCTATTCTTCAGATTTGCTGCTGGAACTTTTAAGAGAGGAAAGCTGTTTCTGTTTCTCAATGTCGTTCTTCTGTTTCTCAGCCTGCTCTTCCTTGATGGCTTCAATCTCGTCCAGAACTGCATCCACGTTCCCCACAAAGGTGATAGCCCGTTGCTGCGACCAGATTTCGCCGTCCTTAGCCTTGATAGCAGTGTCTATCTTGTCTTTGATGTCCTCCAGTTTATATGGCTGCATCTGCACATCCACATCAATAGTCTCGGAGGCTTCTTCTAGGGTGGAATTCACGGAACCCAACGCAGAGACAAGAAAGTTTACCCGTCGTTGCATGAACTCGCCGACGGTTTCATTCAGGTTCTCCACATTCAGGTGTGTGGACATGAACACATAGTCGAAGGTAACACCGGAAACGGCGTTTCCTGTACCCTTCAGGGAGTCGAAAGAGATTCTGGGCGTATTGGTCAGTCCGTATATCTGACTTAACAGCGTCTCAACCTCAAATTTTACCGTATCGGGCACCTGAGACCAGGTAAGATACTGGGCATTTGCTCCCTGACCGGTCAGCTCGACTACACGATTCTTGAACTCACCTGAGAAATTCTCCACGTTACCAAAAAGCATGAGGATAGGGAAGAAGTGGTAGTCGATACAGTCTGCATAGTTTGAAAGAAGTTTCTCCAGTCTTACGCGAAGACTCTTAATTTTCTCACAATACGCTTCCGGACGGTACATGTAAATCACCGGCATCTTTTTGAATCCATGTGCGAACGTACCTTTGTCGGTCCAATTACTTGTCAGTTCCCATTGGTAAACCATGTCCTTGGTAATGGTCATGAAACATGTAATCTCTACATCGTTCAGGTCTTTCTTCTTGTACTCACGGGATAGGGCTACCAAATCCCCCTGATCATTGAAGAAGGGATAGAGCTTGTCGCCACGGAACGGAGACCAGATGGCACTCTTCAGACGGTATTCAGGTTTTGATTTGCCGAAGATTCCTGAAATCTTTCGTTTGAGCTTTGCCCAGAAACCGTCATCCTTCACCACATACCAGTATTCGGCCACTTCCTGCTCGGCCAGCCATGCCCGGACTACTTTCTTGTTCTGGTATTTCAGCTTGTTTTTCTTGAACACCTGCTTCAATGTGGAAAGAAGGATTTCTTCCGACTGGTCCGGCTGGCAATCAAGGACCGGTTCTGTTCCAACGGTGAAGGCAGTCTGAATGTTCACGATGTCCTGCTCGATAGGAAGAGCAATCCTGTTTGGGTCAACTTCTTTCCTGACCGCCGGCTCAACATATTCTTTCCTGGTTGTCGGGTCTGTAATCCGTTTCTCAGGCTGGGTAGTGATTTTGATTTTCGGGTATTTCTCTTCATCTATCACTATCTCGTGCTTGTTCGGATTCCAGTCGTTGTAAAGAGCGTGAGCGTTTGGTTGCTCGGTCTTTCGTCCTTTTTTCAGATAGTAGATTTTTCTCTCTACTTCCGGCATAGCTAAAATTTCTTCTATAGTCATATCTCAAAGTTTAATGTCCAAATATTCCTGAAACGTCTTTGGGTTTCATAATTCTACCGAGAAGTTCTCCCAGCACATAGTAGCGTGCAGCATCTATGCCATGATTATCATGGTCTTCAGGTTCGTTGATGTAGTTTCCATCCTTATCCTTTGCCCATACATAGTTTCTGAACTCCCTCTGCAGGTTATAAGAACGCTTGGTGATGAATATTTCCATTCCCTGCATCTTGTCAATACCGGCATTGACAGAACCTTGTCCTTTCTCTACCGCGTATATTTTAATCCCTCCGTTATGAATTTCCTGGATGAGTCGCGGGTCTGCACTGTCGGCAATCACTCTCAAATTCCACGGACGTAGCGTCTTTATAATATCCCCAGATAATAATCCAGTTCTATAATCCACTTCATCCAAATAAAGCGCATTGTCAATGATTCCGCACCGAATAGAAGCCGATGGGTCATTGGTATAACCAAAGTCCTGTCCAATAGCCACTTTCTTGCACCACATGGGGAACTCATCCACAATTCCCCATTTCTTGAACACTGCACCCTCGGCCACGTCAGCCCATCGTCCGATAACCACATGAGCGTACTTCTCCGGATTCTTCTCTTTCATTTCCTTGACTTCTCTCAGGAACTCAGGAGAAAGGTTCTCTATATTGTCGAAGTAAGTCGTATGGATATGAAGTACATTCGGATGGGTGGAAATTTGCACCTGAACGCCGTCAATCTCCACCAGCCGGTGAGTATTCTCTATGTATTTCTTGTAGATGAAGTGGTTCGAATCACATGGATTCATGATAATGATAATCCGGTTCTGAATTCCCTTCTTACGGATGGAGAGCATAATCTTGTCAAACTCTTCCTCACTGGTCCATTCCTCTGCTTCATCACAGACAAAGGTGGTGATACCCTGAATTGATTTCAACTTTGCCGTCTGATTCCCGGAAGAAGTCTTGATACCACGGAACATGATACGACTGCCGGTCATCCGGTTTACAATATCGGTTTTGGTGGTCTTGAAATACTTCGTTGTTCCATCCAAATCTATCTTTTCCATCATCTCTGGAATGATAGACATCCCGGCAGATACCATCGTATAACGGGTGTATAGAATCTGGTGGACTATCTTCTCTGTGGGAGTCATTTCGAATGTCAGACGCTCAATGAAGGTAGAAGCGTTGAAAGACTTCCCCGAGCCACGGCCACCGGTGATAAGGATGATAAACTTCTCGCTATCGGTATATAACGGATGATATATTGCTTGGGGTACAATCATTTCAGTTTGTCTTTAATCCATGAGTCAATAGAAATTCCGTGGTCAATATCCTTTGGAATATCTGCATCTTCGTCCTGACGGCGTTCAACATTCCTCCATTCATCATCGTGATGATACAGCCAGACAGACATTGCCTGAAGGTTGGGAGCCAGCTCGCTTTCACTTACCTGAAGCTCTTCTTCGCCGGTCAGGTTTCCGTCCTGGTCTTTCAGCTTTCTTACTACAGTACTCTTGGTCTTGATACCGCCCAAAGCTACAGCAAGGAACTTGGCACGTACAGCGGCGGTGATTGTCGCACGCCCGCGCGCTAATACGTCAGTTATCTCCGAATATTTTGACTTCATTTCGTAGAAGTAGGTCGGATTCAGCCCGAGCGCGAATGCTATTTCCCGGTCAGTGAATCCCTTTTTGGCATACGTTTCTACCTGAGAAAGAAATTCCTCACCCCTGTAATCGAATTTTGGCTTTCTTCCTCCTGGATGTTTCTTATGTTGAGATTCACTTTTCATCATTTATTCCTCCCAAGGGTTTTCACCCTCTTCTTCGACGTATACTCGTTTCAATTTATCCGATATTTCACTGAGTTCATGCTTCATCTGATTTACATGAAACTCTGCAGGCATAGGTAACTCCAATGCTCCTATCAAGTTGTCTATTCTATCAATAACCTCACCAAATTCTTCTGATGCTTTCATAATTATTCAATTCTTTTTCAATTTTCCACACTTATCACAAATTTCATAGCGGAAATCTAATGGTCCTTTCCAAACATAATGATGGATACAAAAAAGATTCTGCCCAAAAAACGTCTTTAGCCAAAGAATAAAATCCCCTACCATATTTCATCCGTTATTGTTGCCCATATAAATGCGGCGAGATACAGGCTTATCGCCATAAATATCAATTCCTCTCTTTGAGAAATAGCTGTCTATCCTTGCCGCATATCTTTCCATTATCGACTTCGTTCTGTCTCTTATACTTCTTTGTCTGTCTGTTCCAAGCCCGTATTGCCTTCCGGCGTTGTACATTATTCGTCTTGACTGTTGATACAACTGGCTATATGTTTTTCTTCTGACTCGGCTTTCCTCCTAAAATTTCATGTTGTCATTCAATTCTTTCTATCTGTTCATCGAATACCTCACCCTTGATAAACTTGGAGTAGGGGTCGTAACCGAACCGCTCGCAAAAAGCGGCTTTTGTCTCGAAATTATCAAAGGAAAGCATCAAATAGGCATCCATGTCTTGTGCCTGTTTTTGGGCGGCATCCTTTACCTGTTGCTTGACTTCCTTCATGTGGGCCACTTTTTCGGCTCTTTCCATCTGCTTGGCGGCTTTCTCAGCTTCTTTCTGCTCGGTAACTGGTGCCATCATATCCTCTAGGGCATCGGCAATAGAGCTTTCTTCTTCTGTCTGGAGAAGGAAATCACAGCCAATCATATTCAAATCAGCGGCCGTTAATCCGGCATCCTGGTAATCTATATCCGGAACCAACCGGGCCAAAGCATCATAATCCCATGAACCTTGCGCGTTAGGATTGTTCATCAGGATGTTCAATTCCTTTTCTTGCTTTTCGTCCACATCTATCACATCAACTCGGATTCTGTAGTCGTTTTCTGGAAACTTCTGCAGTTCATCCATCACGCTCAGACGCTGGTGACCGGATACGACAGTAAGGCCAGTCCGCTTGTTGACTACGATTCCACCAACTAAGCCGAACTTCTTAATGCCCCGCTTCAATGTCTTACGAGATTCATCAGACAATTTGCGGGGGTTATAATCTGCAAAGTGAATGGCGGAACGATTAAGTTCCACCGATTCACTCTTAATATATTTGCTTAGTTCCATATTAGCCATTACTTAAACCTACTCCTGCAGCCTTGTGCATGTTTTCTGCAGCCCTTGAAATTCTACGAAATTGAGAATCTGTCGTTGCTCTGCTTCTTAATGCCTGAGAACGATTAAGAATAGCAACCTGTTGTCGATTATATCCATAACCAGACATTATGTTTTGAGCTGTATAGGGATTGCCTAAATAACTCATAGTCCTATTTGATATTCTGCTTCTGACTCTGCATTCCTCCTAAAATTTAATTATCCATTACTTAATGCAAAACCTCTTTGTCTTAAGGTGTTCCTTTCTGCTCTCGCAATAAGATTATCACGTGATTCTTTTGCCCTCCTACTTTCAGCACTGCTACTCCATGTATTTTGTCTTCGCCAGTTAGCATCGCTCAATCTTTCCGCTTGAGCATAAATCTGCTCTTGAGTTTTATTTCTTCTGACTATACGTTCCTCCTATTAATTTTGTTTGTTATTATGCTCCCAAAGGATTCTTTCAGCCATCGGAAACACTTTGTAAATTCTCTGTAAATCCTGTGGGTAATTTTTCTCCAGCCATAGCATACAATCCAAGTTAAAACCTACACCCGAACTGGCTTTGAGTGAATATCTAACTGGTTCAGGTAGCCCGTTCTGTCTCATGTAGGATAGAATATCTTTCTGCTTCCAGTCGGCCAAAGGATAACACAAGCCATTGTTCTCATACCCGTTAGCTTCATAACCTTTCAGCATTAAACGCCGATTCATACCGTCCGCTTTCTTCATGCCTAAGAAAGTATAATACAGCCCGTATTTAAGCTGCATAGCTTTCACTACATCGGCAAGTTTAAGTAGTTTAATCTTTGGATTTGCCACACAATACATACCACCACGAAGAATGTAAGTAAGATTCCAGTGTGGCACCTGTACAAACTCGATTTTGGGATATTTAGCTTTTACCCAACCTATCCACCTTTCAATATGCTCTAAACCTTTGACAAAGTACATGAACACGCAGACTATTCTGTCGAACCTTGGATATATCATGTCCAGCAATACCAAAGAATCCTTACCCAGCGACAGAAACAGCAAAGCCCCGTCAGTCTTCTGTCTGACGAGGTCAATATAGCTGTATGTCCTTTCTTGCAGTGTCATTATCCGCCACTCATGCCAAGTCCTGTGCGGACGTTATAATACTGCTGTCTTCGGGTGATAAATCTGCCACCCTGAGAGAGACCACCATTCTCTGTAGTCAAACCTCTACGACCACCACGGTAGCCACCAGTTGAAAATGTGCTTCTGTTTGTTCTGACTCAACGAAAATTTAAAGGGTTAAACATGCTTTTCAATAATTCTGCCAAGGCCATAAACGACCTGTGCTGCCAGATATATCTCACCTTGATAGGTGTATTCAATCAGATTGTGATTTTCATCTTCAAACAGCTCTATCTTTGCATCCTTGACTTCTACCAGTGCGCTGGCTCTGTCTTTATTGTAGCCTACAAAAAACTGGATAGCATCGTAATGCTTAGGCTGTAACACACCGTCTTTCTCGACACAATAGCCATCAGCGTCAAGCTGGCAGTATTTCTTCTGTGTTGTAGGCCTGATTTCTCTGAATTCTTGTGTTTTCTTGCCTGACAAGATTTCGTCAAAGAACTTCTGTTTGATGATAAGCGTAAGTATTTCCATAATCGTGTAAAGTTTAAATGTTAGTTGCGGGTGATGGATTCGAACCACCGGCCTTCACCAAGTCAAAGTGACGAGCTGACCACTGCTCTAACCCGCGATGGTATCTATACAAAGATACCCCATTATGAAGACAATTTTGAATAACGATTCAACGCATACGAAACATTAAGCCAAATGTTTGCTTTTTAGCCATGCGTCACGTTTCTCCCTGCACTTTTCCAGTGTTGGGGCACAACAAGTAAACAACTCACCTGAATCTGTTTTGTAATCATACTGATACATTTTTACTTTTTTGCCTCTTAATCTGGTAGTATAGGTACAATAGTTTTCACTACCAGGCTGGCATACGCTGCAACCATTTACGTTTATTGATTTCATAGCCATCTCAAATTAGAATAATACACACCGTTTAATTTCGTGTAATCACCATACAGCTTTACTTTTCCTTTATACATCATGGCGAACTTAGAACTGCCAGCGGCAGCCATCATTACGGATTCTGTCACTTTCGATTCATACCCGTATTTCATTACAAGGGGTAAACTTGGCTTCTAAAGAAGATTTCGCTGTCTGTCATATCATTTACTGACTGAATAGGCAAAACGCCATTATGGGCAAAATAAACGCCATTCTCGACAAATGGGTGACAGTTCTTTCTACATTTAGAACCATGCGTTGCCCACCTCATGTGAATGATACATTCTTCTTCAATACCCACCTTTGAAAGATGAACCAAAAACTTCTGATAATCCATTGTCTTGCATCTATGCTTTGAAGAAACAAATCCGTAACCATGATGATTGATTCTCTGAACTTTATTCAAGGTGTTCAGAGTTGGCATCTGAACCCCCTTTGGCTTATAGATAATACAGCACATATTCTCTGATTTTAATCGTGCGAGGCTCATGCAAGAACCTCAGCACGTGATTTGAAGAATGACTTTTCTTTCTTTGTCAAGAAAGGTATCTCGTCAATTGAATTAATCTCTGAACTCAGCACATTCTTCTTTGACCATGCAACCAGCTTTGCACAGAAATTAACCCAGTTAGAAATCTTTTCGAAGTCTGTAGAACCCTGATGCTGTCTGAACTCTATAGTCTTGTGACGGGCATAAGAACAGGCATTCACCTTAAAATATCTGTTGCCTCTCATTACATTTAGAACATCATATCTCGTTCTGCAACATTCAAAGCTTATACCTTGAAGAGTCTTGCACCACTGGCTGTTGTTTGCACGTCTTGAACGAGCCATAAAAGTATCAATCACCTTCTCTAGTTTCTGATAATTCTTGAACACATTTACATAGGCTTCGCCGGACAGAGTTGCAGCCCCGATATGAACATGTAAGCCTGTAGAGATATTCACTTGTGCATTTGCCTCATTTAAAGCTTTACAACATGTTTCTAGGCTTTTCATACCCCCTTTACCAGTAAGAACCGGTGAAACACATTCAATAGGGTTTTCACCTCTGATAGAAGAATCAGATACAAACTTGTAGTAGTGGTTGTTGTCAACGTGATTATAACCCTCATACTGAAAAGGCATTTCGTTTCTTGTTGCACTTTCTCTCATAAGGCTTGCAGCTACCAGGCATTCAATTTCAACCCCAAAAGTGAACTTGTGTGTTTCTCTGATTGCCTTTGGCAATTCAGACATAAGCAATTCAACTTCATACTTTCTCAAACCCAACTTGACGAAAGCTGCTTTCTTTGCCGCCTTAGAACCTTTCATGCTCTTAATTTCTTCTACCTGTTCTTTTAATGTCTTCATAATCGTGTGTAATTAAATTATACTACTTCGTTTTATTCAACACAACAAAGTAATACTATTTAGTTTAATTATGCAATATTTATATGCTTAAATTATGTTAATTGTAAAACTATATAGATTTATTTTAGGACTTTCATTGTATTACTTAGTATAAAAACTTATATTTGTGCTATAAAACTATATAGTATTATGGATTTTAGAACAAGAATAAAAGAACTTTGCCAGTCTAAAGGTTTTACCCAAAAGGAATTAGCTGATAAGATGGGCATATCAGATATCAGTCTTAACAAGACTTTGAGAGGTGATTATCCACAATTACAATCTTTAGAGCGTATTGCAAATGCTTTAGATATAGACATTTCGGAACTATTTGTGAGAAACACACCTGACTCAGAAGTAAACGGTTATGTTAAAGTGAAAGGAACTCTTTATGAAGTTCACTCATTTGAAGATTTAAGGAGATTACTAGAATTGAATGTTTAATCTATTATACTTAAATGTAAGTCCATTAGTTTATTGACATAATTATTCCCATAATAATATATGATAGAATCAAACTTAACAGATTATTTTGTTGTTCTATCATTAATAATAAAAACTGAGATTTATGACAAAATTAATAATTAGGAATGTAGGCCCAATAAAAGATATAAATATTGAATTAAATAAAATCAATGTAATTATTGGGCCACAAAGTTCAGGTAAAAGTACTATTAATAAAATAGCTTGTTTTTGCTCTTGGGTAGAAAAAAAAGTTTCATTAGAGCAATCATTTAACTATTTTCTGAAAGATGATAATTTTATATCAAATTTAACTATTTTCCATAAATTGGATGGATATTTCCATGATGATTCTGAAATATGTTATGAGTCGTCTGTTATGAAATTTAGTTTTAAATACAGCAATAAATGTCCTAATTTTGAGTGGATTAATCAATATGATTACATCAGAACTAAAATTTCATACATACCAGCTGAACGAAATATAGTATCCATGATTTATGACTGGAAACAAGTAAATTTACCTAAAAATAACATTTTTAATTTTATGTCAGACTGGAATATGGCCAGAAAAGCATATACATTAGACCATACATTAGATATAAAAGCCATTAATACAAAGTATTATTATGACGAAAGTCAAGATATAGATTTTTTAGAAACACCTAGTGGAAATAAAATTCAATTAATAAATGCTTCGAGTGGTCAACAGTCTATGATTCCTTTATATATATTATTAAACTACTTTACTGAAACAATATATAATAACAAAAGTCAAGACGATAATATTGAAAACAAGGAAAGAGATGCTAAATTAACATACCAAATTTTAATGAGATCAATACAAAATACTATTTCTAATACTGAAATTGATATAAACGACGAAAAAGGAATAAATGAATATTTGAACTCTATATTAAAGGTTACCAAAAACAATAAAGGTATACATATTCCTAAAGAAGGTATGAATTTTGTAAAATTAGTATCGGGATATTTCACACATTTTATCAAAACAAATTATACAAGTTTGTATATTGAAGAACCCGAATTAAATTTATTTCCTTCAACACAAAAGGAATTATTGTATTATATACTGAATATTATTCAACAAAAAGATCACAAATTATTTATTACAACTCACAGCCCGTATATATTATATGCTTTAAATAATTGCATGATGGGATGGCTAGTAAAAGATAATATGCCTGAAGAAATAGCAAATTCTTTAGAATCCTATAAATCTTGGATTGATCCTAAATTGGTTTCAGCTTGGCAAATCAATGATGGTCAAATTGTTTCCATACAGGAAAAAAGTACCAAAAGTATTGGGAAGCATTATTTTAATAAAATAATGAATGAAACAATGAACGAATATTATACGATGCTCAACTATTTCAATCCAAATGATTATGAAAAATAGGTTATCTTTTGCATTCAGACGAGTAAGAAATAGACATGCATTTGTATATATTTATAATCCATATCTATATATTACAGATTGGGCTAAGAAAAATGATGGAAATGTTGAGATTTCTGGGGCTAAATCGGGCTTAATAAATAGTGTATCTCTGAAGAATGATCTAAATATACAGCTTTTTTTTGATGGCTTTAAGAAGAATGCTTTACCAATAAGCAGAAGTAAATATTCCAAACAATGTGAATGCGTTTTATTTCCTATAAATTGTAACACAGAAGAATGGGTGTTATTTATTGAAACAAAATATGCGGAAAATTTAGAAAAAGCCCAAAAAAAGGAAGCAGACTATCCTAATAAAATGGTAATACAAATTAAGGATACTGTTAGATATTTTAGAAATAATGGAATTATACCAAATGATAAGGTTGTATATGCTATTATATCTTTCCCAAATCTTGTTGAAGAGTTTGGTTCATGGGTTTTCCCAATTATAAAAGAAGATGGCACAGAAGAGTCTATTCTCGATATACTTCTAAATGACAAAATAATAATACGAGCAACGAATAACGCTCAAATAATTAATGAAAAACTTCTTTTATTAGAATCCTAAACAACATAATAACATTACAAAGCCGGAAGCATAACGCTCCGGCTTTTTACTTGATTAGTTCTTTTACTAATTACCCATCATTAAGTCCCATGTAAGTACGTTTTGAAACTTGTGTATTCCAACTGGTTCCACTTCTGTTAAAGTTCCCAAGATACCTGCCTGCAATCCTATTTACAAGATTATTAGGATTGTCAGAGTTACTTCCATAACGCTGTTGAGCTAATCTGTCGGCTTGTCGAACTATTTCCCAACCTGATTTTGTTCTTCTTCTGACTCGGCTTTAAAATTTAAATTTGTTAGACATAAAAATTTAAGCATAGAGACTTTATCCCCATTAGAAACATTCTGTTACTTGATTAGTCCTTTGACCTTCAATCTTTCTACAATTTCGTTGTAAAGATACTCTATATCCTGCCGGAAATCCTTATACTGCTGGTAGATAAAGGAAACATCAGCGATATTGTTTGATATTACACACGGGGAAACATCCGGGAACACACTGGAAATCTCTGCCCGGATGCCGTTCGGTAGCCGTCCGCCGGCAAGCACACTAGGGGCGAACAAGAACAACACGATAAAGAGGAACTTCTTTCGCTGGGTAACACTTTCCGGATTGGGCGGACAATCTGCCCCGGAAAGTATCTCTCTGAACCACTCATAAATCTCCGGGATGAGAGTAAAATCAGTCAGGATGGGGGAGGATAACTCCTGCTCACGTTCTGATAATCTTGATTTCTGTTCACGTATTGATTTCAACTCCACGATTGATGAAAATTCTTTTGTCATAGCACGATTTATTTAGTTGGAAATTCTTATATTTGCATCATAATCGTGTGGGGGAGTTGGCTTCTAATCGTGTGGGCTGGCTCCCTTTTTTTATGCCAAGTAATATTCGTTCAGGATGGCAAAAGCGTAGATGATAACCGTAACCAGACTGTCCAGGAATACCGCCCATGCTCCCAGCTTTTGGATCTGACTGAAACTCATGGCCAGGACAACAAGGAAACATATCCATTGGCTTGAAAACAATCCTATCCCCAACAATAAAAGTCCGATAGTATCCATGAATAATGCAACATGAAGCCATGGATGCGCCATCAGATACCATCTTTTTGCTGTCTTATCCAGCTTCTGAAAGACTTTTGCATGTCGGTATAAGGATTTACATCTGAACAGCTTCACAAGCTCGTACAGGGCTTGTATGATGATCAAGGCGTAGAATGCGTGTTTCATGGTCAGTAGTTTTTATCTCCGTGCTTGTACGGACGAAGTTCATTGTATTTCATTTTCTGCTTGATGTGCCAGAAGATGTCGATATTTCTGTCCCGACAGAAAGCGAATATCTCATTTAGGAGGATATATAGTTCATCCTTGTAGAAGTTGTCAGTGACATAGACACAGATTCTAAACATGGACTCCGTGAAGGTCATATCAGAGTAATCTTCCGTATCGCTTCCTTCGTAGTCGAAGCTATCTAAATCATATCCTCTCAATCCGGCCAAATCCAACATACGGATACAAGCATCGGCAAGTTCGTCCTCCACGCTGTCTTTAATATCTTGCTTGAAAGCGTACATGAATTCCCCATCATCACGTTTCCTTTGTTTCATGTAATATTCAAAATTAGCCCGGTTAGCGTGCATTCCTTTCCGGTCTGCTTCCACCGCTTCCATAAGTTCGGATATGACCAGACAAAGGAAATGTTCGTCACTCAGGTTCTCGTCATGCCATCCGTGTGCTACGGCGCACTGGTAGGCCTTATCTCTCAATTCGTTTAAATTCATAATGATTTTGATTTTAATAATTTATCACTCTGTTATTTAGATTGATTCAACTTAGATTCGTAATAGAATTTAGGTGATTCTTTATAATAAACTGATTATCATTATTGTATAATGAGTATCCTTTTTTATTTGAATGCTGATTTGTAGTTTCGCAGAAGCAGAAGCCAATCTCGCTTTTCGGGTGAAGTGTGCCCAGTTGGTCCACTGATATTACCGAGAGCAAGATTTATTATGAAATCATTATTATACAAACTTCTGCTCCGTATTATTTATGAGCTTTACGTTGAACAAGGAAATGAGTATCAAAGAATCCAGATAGTTTGGGAAATAATATCTGAAATACTCTTTTAATCTCCAGTATAGGGTTACGTCTGTAGCCCTATACTGGTACTAATTTACGAAGAATATCAGCACGTTTCACAAAATGGCAAAATCTTGAAAATAATAGGAAACAAAAAAACAACAGATAAATAATCACACATACATACAATATTACTTATATTTGTATCGCAAACATAAAATTTAAAGAACCTTTATAAGTTTATATTACTATGGCTATTAGCGCAAATTCAATTATTCATTATACATCAACATTTGATATCCTATGTAAAATTTTAGAAGAAGGATTTAAAATCAAATATTGTAAAGAAGATTTACATCTGAATAAAATAGGTGATGGTTCTAGTGCCGCTCACCCTATGGTATCATTCTGTGATATACCTCTTACTGAAACATCAAGACATTTTGAATCTTATGGACATTATGGCGTTGGGTTATCAAAAGAATGGGCTATTGATAATGGAATAAATCCTGTTCTATATATAGAGGAAAGGTCATCATTAGCTAAATCTTTATCAAGAATCATAAAAATGGTACGAGCAGACATAGCACTTGAACTCAAGACTGATATTTTTAGATTAAAATCATTTTCGAAAAATTATTCAGGGAATATAACCATCAATGGCAAAGAAACCACTGATTATAAATTTTATAATGAAAGAGAGTGGAGATTTGTTCCACAACAGGAAGATATTGGAAACAATCCATTTTCTGTCTCAACCTCAAAATATATAAAAGATAAAGACAAATATAATAATGCAATAAAAGATTATAGATTGAAATTTTCTCCTAAAGACATATCCTATATTATTGTTAAGAAAACATCTGAAATTCCTGACTTAATTAAATTTTTAAGGGAAAAATATGATAATAAATGTACTGTTAGAGATTTAGATATATTATTCACCAAAATTTGCTCAACAGAACAAATTTTATCAGATTATTAGCCAAATTAAAAATAAAATACCCGATAACACCACAAAGCAGTTATCGGGTATTCAGCACTGACGAGAGTTGTCAGTAAAATCTTTTCCATGACTCTTAGACATAAAAATTACGGATAAATTGTATCTTCAAAACATCCTCCATAATTTATAAATTTACTTGTTCATTTTTTGTCCTTCGTAGCCATTGCTCATTTTTATACCTTTGCATAAAAGCAAACTTAAGTATAACTAAACCATACTAATATGTTTAAGATTTTCATTAAAATTCAAGGTGTAAACCAAGAGTTTACTCTTACTGGCAAAGATTTCAAGTGTATAACTACAGAAAATAAGTATGAGGCTAATAGGTACTTTAACCAAGAAAAGAATGCTCTATTAAAATATTGCAATCAAGATTATAATGGCTGTGTAACACTCTATATGATAGAGAACTCAAGCGATATAATCATGACTTCTTTTTCTAATTCTACCAGCTTTTCTTTAAGTCCAGGACTTAGATTAATATTAAAACAATCTAAAATAATTAATGACTAATCTTTTATTTGTATAGGACTTTTCAATCTTACATTAATTTACATCATTTTTCGGATGATTTATTTCTACGGACACTTTCATACAAGTTTTCGATGTCTTTGAGACCGTGGGCGAGCCTAATCGCCCACGGCTGTTTGATTGATATTGCTTTCATTTATTTTTTTTCTTTTATAAGGGACATATCCGAATGAAAAAGAGTAAAGTGTCAAATTCTAAACTTATCATTATGAGTATTGGATATGCCCCTTTTTGTTGTTACTTTTGTTCTGTCAAATTTTAAACTTTATTATTATGCTAGAAATAAAGGATTTAGCTGGTCTATCTCAACCAATAACCAAACTTATTGAAGTTATAGCTAATGGGTGCAACTGGATTACCCAACCATATCAAATTAAACGAATAGCCAATGCAAACGCATACGCTTCATCTGTCCAATCAAAAGAAGATTTTAAGCAAGGATTAAGAAATTCTCTCCTTGAATATACCCAACGTTCTATGCTTTCTGTTAAAGAAAATAGACAAGTCGAAAATTTGGCAAACATTATTAATTTTGCTGGACAGGAATTACAGGCTATTGACAAGATTAATGACATCCCTGTTTCCCCAGAATGGAGTATTCGCTTTTTTGACTATGCTCAGAATATATGCGATGAAGAAATCCAAATTATTTGGGGCAAAATTTTGGCACAAGAAACGAGTAATCCAGGTAAGTTCTTTAAACGAACCTTGGATATTTTACATAATATAGAGTCTTTTGAAGCTAAATGGTTTACTGAACTCTGTCAATTTGTTTTAGATGATAAGTTTGTACATAAAGATATAATTCTTTCTAAATTATTTGATTTCAACAAATTACAATCAATGATGGATTGCGGCTTATTAAATGCCAAAGAATGCATTATCTCTTTTGATAATACAGTAGACACTATTGATTTTAAATCATATTATCTTCAAAAGAGCATTTCCCAAATTCAACCGACAAATATATCTATGCATGGTTTCACGCTAACTGACGCAGGAAATCAATTATACAAAATAACACAAGTCTCTTCAAACTTAGATTTCGTAAAAAAAATTCAAGAACAACTCAAAAACAATTACGGTCTTAACTTTGAAATCAAGGAATACAAGACTCAAGAACATTAATAATATTATGGCCTGTAATCCTTTTGATTTCAGTAATTATTTCTTCCTTTGATGCTGTAACAAATTCTTGATTTGGACTGCATACATCAGTTTTAATAATAATAGTTGCATATCGTTTAAATATCCACAAAAAACGATATTGGTATGTAACTATTGTTTGTTTTTTGAATCTATAATTTGTTTGTTTCATTTTATCTCCTTTCCACCTATCCCAGCAGCCACCACATGACTGCCAGGAACAGATAATACAATTTCGTTTTCATTTGTTATTCAAATTTTAGTTCGAGTTGTGAACCCGGTTCTTTGTAACCAGGATTGGCCAACATAAAAGCTTCCCGTAAAGCATCAGAAATCTTATCCCGAATAACCTTGGATATATTGTTCTTGTCGGCATCGCTGTTAACTAGCAAGCATCTTTCAAGACTTCCATTGATAGGTTTATCGTCGAAGAATAAGCTGTATTCAGTGAATATCCGGTTTTGTTGCTGACCGTCCTGCTCTTCATCTTTTGTCTGGTATCGTTCGAATACTGTATCTTGCATAGTTCTCAGACATCTTTGTCCTCGGTCGCTTCTACAACCCTGTGCATCATTCTCAAACATGACAGACAAAGCACGTTTTTTACGGACATTTCCTATTCTAGCCCACCCATAATACACTTTCAGTTCACCCATATCACGCAACCTTTCTTTTTCTTATAATCTCCTTACAGATAGCTTCACAAAGCACACGGGCCATATTCACTTCAACGGCATTACCGATAAACTTCTTCTGGTCTGACTGGGGACCAATCAATACATAGTCTTCAGGAAAACCCATTATCTTTTTCAGTTCTGCTATCCGAAGCATACGCATCTTGATGTCAATGATGCCATATAAGGCCATAAACTCCTTAATCTTGACAGTCATCGGACTGTCCACTGACGTGACCTGTATGCCGATACCTCCTTCAACCTCTACCAAATAGGGAGGCATCTTGTCCATCCGTGCTATCAATGTAAAACAAGGATTGTTTACAGAACCTCCTGCACTGGCAAACTGCGGATTCATAAGGTAATGCCATTTACGGTTGGCCGTGATTGTTTGTGAAGGCTGTTCTATGCTGCTTCCTACATTTGAGAAAGCTGTGTTCATTATCCACGGTTTGCAGCTTACCACATTGAACTTAGGCACCGTTGTTACTGTACCAACCGGTTGCTCAATGGACGTCGGTTTTCCGGTACCGTACTGGTTGTCTATGAAAACAGAATTTACCAATGCCAACCTGTCTTTAGTCGTAACTGTCGGTGCTGGAAGTTCTACAGAATGGTTATGACCATTCCCGTAATAGGCTGAGACGAAAGCGTGGTGGTCTTTGCAGGTGATTGTTCCGGCAGGGCCTTCCACAGATATGTTCTTGCTATCCGGCTGGCCGCTGAATTGCTTGGAAAGAAAATTTACCTTGGCCAGTGCAAGCCGTCCTTGTGTTGCCACAACTGGGCATGGCTCATCAACGCTTGGTGCCTGATATTTTCCCGTCCTGCTCATGGAGTTGTACTTTACAATGAAAGCGTCCTTCCCTCCAGCTACAAATTTAATCAGTCCGGCATAGATGCGTTCAAGAGTTTTTTCGGCCAGCGGCTTCTTCCTGCAGAATATACTATCTCCTTCGTCTGAGAAGTCCAGCACTTCCTTGACCGGCTTCCATTTTTCCAATCGTCCGAACATATCCGACTTCCCATCTTTACAGTGAGTAGGTTCAGGGAACACAATCGGCAGGCCACGCTTAGCGAAGATACCGAAGAACCGCTTGCGAGTAGTGTATGCCCCATAATCGGCAGCGTTAAGAATGCGCCAGTCAAAATCGTAGCCATATTTCCTGACGTTACGTTTCCACTTCTCATAACATCGTCCTTTGTCCTTGCTGATGGGGTGCCCTTTTTCATCCATATCGCCCCATGACATGAACTCCTCAACGTTCTCTATCTGTATGTAGTCTGGATCAATAGCCTCGATATATCGGAAAAGATGCTCAGCCAGCGTCCTACTATCGGCATCCCGTGGCTGGCCGCCCTTGGCTTTACTGAAGTTCGTACATTCAAGGCTGGCCCATAATACAACCAGTGCATCCGGATAAATCTTCTTCATTCGTTCTACATGGGCCACCAAAGGAGACAGTTCCAAAGTTCTGATGTCCTCCGTGAAGTGGAGTGCATCCGGGTGGTTGGCCGCATGGCTGGCGATGGCGTTTGCATCGTGGTTCACACAAGCGATAACTTTCGCGCATTGTTCATCTGCGTAGCGTGCGTTTTCTACTCCGGTACTGGTTCCCCCGGCACCGCAGAAAAGGTCTATATAGAGTAACTTTATCATATCAGTTCCATCTTTGAGGTCGATTGTTGATTCTCTCCAGGTATGCAGCTATCTTCTTCTCCGCATCCTCACCGTTGCGGACGAAAATTCGCGTCCGTGTCTTGTCGCCTGGAACAGCTACATACTTTCCATGTTTCTCAAGTTCCCGATGCTGGGCGATTTTCAATTCGGTTCCAGAAGGGTTCTTCTCCAAATCCACTTTACGTGGAAGCATTGGGTCATTTTCCGTTATCATTTTGAAAGATATTTGTTGATTATGTTACTCACTACAAGTCCGGCTTCATCACACATCCCGGCAAAGTTGTCAGACAATGAAGCGTTTTTCTCTTCATCCGGTATTCGTACTATGCTTCTCAGTTCTTTCAGTACGCGCTTTACCTGAAAAACTACCTGAGCATCTATTCCGTTTGATTCAAGTTCTGACTGGAACTCCAGTGCCGCACCTTCAAGCAAATCGGAGTAGATGAACAGCTTGTGCATCTTGCGAAGCATTTCTACCTTGAACTCCGGGGTATAGTCCTGAAGAAGTTCTCCCAAAGAATGCGGTTCCAGCTCTCTTTCAAGGGAGTCAATCTTGTTTTTGATTTTCTGTGCTTTGGCAAAGTTCATGGATGAAATCAAGGTGATATACTTCTTTCTCAACTCATTGAGCTTTCTTTCTGATTCTTGTCTTGTCATTTCTCTACTTTTCTGATGATTAAATACTTTGGCTCACCCTTGCGGAGATTGCTTAATGTCTCTTCGTCAACTTCTGCTTCTGTGAGTCCGTTCACGTTCATGTATTGTGGGAGACGGTATTTCTCACGTAACCTCCTGATCAGGTTCCAGTCACGAGTTACCCAGTTGATTGTGATTTTCATATCATTTTCTCAGGCTTTCACCGCTGAAGAGGACGGTTTTCGTTATCGCCCTCAGCCGGTCAATGGTTCTTTCCCCATATTTCTCTCTCAGCTCGTCTATCGTGAGGTTGGTGGTCAGGATAAGAAGCTTTCCTTTCTTCTCGGCTTCGTCTGCCAGCTCAGCGAATGCAAGCCTTTTTTCGCCGTATTTCACGCTTAAATTCTCTGTCCCTATATCGTCAACGTAGATGATGTGTTTTTGCTTCACGGCGTCCAAATCAGCGTTCATCTGCTGTGCATCGTAACAGCTTACCACCTTTCGGCAGTAATGGTTAAGAACCAAAGGAAGAATCTTTCCGCAGATAAGGGTCTTTCCGCGTCCGCAGTTGCCGAAACACAGAAGTCCGCGACCTTCATTGCCGGCCAGCCAGCCTGCCACTTCTTCGTACTCAGGAAGCCATCTGGCATTTTCCCCAGTGAAGTACCTGATACCTGCCCAGAGAACTCTTTTTGCATCCGGAACGGTTACCTTTACGACGTTAGGAATAGGGGAGAAGCCCGTATCTTTAAGCCGTTCGATTGTATGTTGAAAATTTATCTGTTCCATGTTTACCAGCCTTTCTTGTATTTTTCCGGTGAATTATCCTTCAGAACTATGCCCACGTCTGTTTTTGAAGGCACTTTCTCACGACTGGCCCAGGTCGCCAGCCGTCTTGGAAGCTCCCAGGTCTTTTCCAGTTCATAGCGCATCTTGGTTTCTGACTTGTTAAGCTCGCTCCAGTAATCGAAGAAAGCCCGAATCATTTCTTTCGGGTACTGGCCTACATAAGGGACTAACGACTGGTAGAAGGATTCTTTCCGGGAGAGAGTAGCGGCTTTAGCCGCGTCTTTCTTTGCTACTACGTTAGTAGTAGTTTCTTTAATAATATTCTTCTCCTTTATTTGCTTTGTGTCACCCGTGTGTCGCTTTTCTGGCTCTTTTGCATGGTGTGTCACCTGCTGTGTCGACACTTGTGTCATTAGTTGTGTCACTTGTGTCCGTAAATTATTGATTTCCTGAATGATATTTGTGTCACTCATTGTGTCATTGCTTGTGTCACTTACTGTGTCAGACTCTGAGCCATTATACTCATTGTACTTTACCAGGGTTATTACATTCATTCCTTGTTCCTTGGAAAGAGTTATCATGTTCTCTCTTCTCAGAAAGGCAAGAAATGTCCGTACTTTCCTCTCAGACCATTTCCAACGCTTTGATAAGAATCTTATGGATGCAGGATACTGTCCTCTTGTATAAGAGACTTCTCGACCTCCGATACTCTCCATACGGGGCGTTGCCTCAAATCGTGCTGACTGAATCAAGTCAAGCCACGCTTCGCAACTGCTAAAAGTCCGGGCTTCATTCCACATATCATTCGAGAAGAACTTGCGGCTTAGTTTTATATATCCTTCCATAATCTTAGAATCTTACGTTAGTCAACTGTCTGCTATTGGAGTACACGGCCCATTTGCCGTTTCCGCTATCCACCAGGCGTAAATCCTTGACTTCGCCAAATCGTTTCAGATTCCCGCAAAGGTCAACGATCCAGCCAGCCTCCTTGTTAGGATGCGGACGGATGGCACGACCGACTATCTGATACCAAAGAGCCAGCGACATTGTCGGACGGGCCATGACAATCGTATCTAGTTCAGGATAATCAAATCCGGTAGTAAGTACACCTACGTTGGCCACAACGGGTATCTCTCCGGCCTTGAACGCTTCAAGGATATGTTCACGTTCCTTCTTCGGTGTTTCTCCTGAAACGATTGCTGTTCCGGGAATGGACCAGGTAAGACGTTCTGCTTCCTTCAGAAAACGAGTGAAAACCAATATACCTTTTCGTTTTACACCGCTCTTGGGATTCATAAGCCTTTGGACGATACTTACCAGAAACCCGTAGAAGTCGATACGCTCATACTCTTTCACTACAGACTTGTCCGTGTAGTCGGCTCCGGTCGTGTTCACCTTCAGGTTAAGTTCGTTCCATCCCAAAGGATTCATCGGATAATAGTTCAGCTTCGAAAGATACCCCATATCCAATAGAGTAGAGATTTGAACCTGATAGATTACCTCAGAGAACACGCACGGGCGTGTGCGTGTGATGAACTTCAACATGCTGCCGAAATCCCTGCTTGATGAAAGACGGTAGGGCGTAGCCGTCAATCCAAGGACTTTACATTTCAGCATCGAAAGAAATCTCTTGTACATTCCGTCTTTCGGATTAACCAGATGGCACTCGTCGATAATGATATTCTGAAAATGCTGGAAAAGTTCCGGATGGTTGACTACGCTTCCGATAGTGGCGAAAGTTATTCTTGAAATCTCCTTTCGTCCGAATGAGGCAGAGTAGATGGAACAATCCAGAACACCATACGAACAGAGCTTCAGATAGTTCTGTTCGAGTATCTCCTTACTTGGCTGGAATACCAGCGTGTGCCCTTCAAGACGGCTGGCGATGTCGGCAATCACAAGACTCTTACCGGCTCCGGTAGGCAGTACCATGATGGCATTGTTCTTCTTGGCTCTGTTAGCAAAGAAGCTGACCGCTGCATTACTGGCCTTCTGCTGATAATCCCGTAAAACATAACTCATAATCCTTTCTCCTTACTCAGTTTGTCTCCCAAAGCCTTGTAATACTTGGTGAGTTCTATTAATTCAAAATCAGTCCATTTCTTCGCCTGGCTTGCTCTCCATGCCAGCTTGTCGAATCGTAGCTGGCCGATTTTAGCTTTCAGGTTCTTTTCATATTGTATCAGATGGTCGGCACTGAACCGGTTGCACGCCCGGCATTCTGCGTGGGCGTTATCCTCGTCAAACCGTGTAGCCATGTGGCGGCGTGAATGGAAGTGTCCACAATCTGCCTGTTCGTATGGCTTTATCTGGCCGCATGAGATACAGCGGAAATACCCGTTCGGCATACAATCGCGAAGCCGGATATAGCGGCTGAAAACTTTATCGAGTTTGGCCACTAAATCCGGCTTCTTCTTTACTTTGATACCTGCCTTGTCAAATAACGGCAAAGGCTTTTCTTTCTTCTTCGGTTTTCTTTTTATGTAGTATGGCATTCTATTATTGGTTTACACAGTTCGACAACTCTTTTACAATCATCTACATCGAACATTCCAATGTGGCAAAATTCACGTGGCATATTCATTTGAATGGATAGCCACAGATAAGCCTTGTTCCTGTTTGATGTGTTGGGAATATGCTTTTTCCAAATCTTGTTTATAAGGTTTGTCTTAGCTATTTGGTCAAAGTAGAAATGGGCTTCTTTCTTGGCTTCCCTTAGCTCTGCATTAGCCAAACGCCCTAACGCTTGGTCTGTTCCTTTATGCACACCGACATAAGCCCGGCAATTTCGGCAGAGGTAAATCATGCCGTATGAGCGTCCGTAGATTATGGAGCTATCCACATATTCGGAAGGCTTACCACAGTAGGGGCAAACCTTACCAGTTAATATTTCATTCATTGGTTTATGATTTTGATTTGTGGTACCGGCAGGATTCGAACCTGCAATGCTTGGCAATCTTCACGTCTTATGCGTAGAACAGTATGATTCGTTTTACATTGATGCCCTGTTTTCATAACATCTTAACCAAGTCTACTAAGAGTTGTCAGCGTCTAACCAATTCCGCCACGGTACCAGATGCCCGTCTTTCCGGGCTGTCAATTATACTTCGATGATTACGATGTCAGGTGCAACGCCTTTGATTGCTTCAATCTGTTCGTCAATCACCTTATTCTTGTATTCTTCAATGGCCTCATTCGCACCGGCAGAAACCAAAGAAAGGGAAACTTCCCGTCCATCCACATCGGCGTAGATTTCAACTTCGATTTCCTCACAGGTGAATCCTTTGAAAAGAGGAATATTCAGTTTGAACGATTTTGGCAGATTGGAATCAACCACTTGAGAATAGTTATCCGTCTTGTTCCCGTTTTCCTCTTTGCTACGTTCTATATCCTGATTCACTTTCGCCTTGAAGTTCTTCAAAGTGGAAACCAGCATCATGTTCTGTGATTTGTCTTTGAAGAAAGCACGGTGCATCTTGAAGAACTGGGACAATTTGATAGGTTCCCATTTCCTTTCCGCATTGATACCGAACTCCTGCATTTCCTTTGAAGCCTGTAAAACTCCACTAATTACTGTCTGGTAATAATTGGTTTCATCAATAGTCAAAGCCAGACACATCTTATCACGGTTCACAATGATATTGGCCGATTTCTGATTAATCAGTTCGACACGCTTCTCCAGCCATTTGAAAGGTGCATCTATCGTTCCATTGATAACTACTCTTTCAGGCTCTTTCGGGTCAAGTGCTACGGGTGCCTTACCTTCTCTTAATACTACTTCGATAGGTTTACCGTTATATTCTTTCGGTACTACCAAATTGATTTTGTTTTCACTCATGATTCTGTTCCAGTTTTACGGTTAATACTAAATACTGTCTTCTGCATTTCTTGTGGCATGATTGGGCGGCTATAAACCAGTTCACCTAACTTGTTGTAGAATCCTACCATCTTTTCTTTATGGTATAGGAATTTGGCACATTCCTCGTTGGCTACGAACTCTGAACCTCTTTTGATATGGTCCAGAAGTTCCTGCTTTTCTTCATTCAAAGGCTTCAATCGTTCTTTGAAGCTTTCCATAGCCTCTTTCTTCTCCAACTCAACATCGTTGATGGTGATTGATACCTCGGCCAAAGTCTCTTTCTTCTGAGCCAGTTCTTCGGGGGTGAATCGGTGAGTATATCCGATTTTCTCTACCGCATCGGCGTTGTCCTGAAGGAACTGCCATCGTTCCTGTTCAGGGATGTCTTGTCCTAAAAATTTGTCCATAATTATCTATAACTTTTTACACCGAACCTATTATAAATCTTTTTAGCGGTACCCATACCATTATAAACAGGGATGAAACTTCTTTGTAAGGCCTTCTCTCTTTGATGAATGCCGCTTGAATTAGGATTAATTGACTTCTCTGGATTAAAGAATCTTGCTACATCTTGGGGAAATTTTCTTTTTTTCATAATCTCAAAATTTTAGATAAACTCTTTATTACGTTCGATTTCTTGTTGTGCAAAAATTAGCATCTGTTGTTCGTTTGCCGAAGGCAGATAGATGCCGGCCACAGATGCGCTCCAGTTACGAAAGCGGTCAATGCTCAAAGTCATTTCACCTGTTGTCAGTTCTGCAGAACTTCGCAGATAGGTTACTTCCTTGCCTTTCTTGTTGACCGTCTTTCTCTCAAACAAATCACGGTTGCAAGTCCTTTTGTAGAAGTCTATCTTTGCTTCATCAAGGCTGCAACCGTACTCACTGCCGAAATACCCTAAAAGCAGATGCAAATAGCTGTTCTGGGATAGCGTGCGGTTAGGGAGCTTCTTTCTCACTTCCACAACTGCATGCTCCTGGAACAGCTTGTTTACATAAGCCTTGAACTTGGGTATATCGTATTCATTCTTCAGATTGAATATGCTCATAGGCTAGAACGGTAAGTCATCTTTGGGATTTCCATTCGCATCTACATCAGGTGGAAACGCCTGTGCCATGGTTGGCGTTTGTGACGGTGCCGGTTGCTGTGCTGGCACGGATGCTGGCTGGTGCATTGGCTGACGGCCTTCCAGTTTATAGCAGCGGATGGACACCATGCGTTTTAGTTGTCCGTCCTGATTTGTCCATTCCCGACCTTGCAGGGAAAAGGAAACCGTTATTACATCACCGGTTCTGAACTGGTCAAGTTCGGCACATTTGTCACCACTTACTTCAAGTGGCAGGACGTTCTCGTACTGGCTTCGTTCACCTGTATAGGGGTCATAGGTTGTGGCATCAAGAATAAATTCACGTTTCACAAACGGGTTGCCACCGCTTTTGGATGGGATTTCTTGGGGCTGGCCAATATAGACCAGCCGTCCGGTTATTTGATTAGGCAT